TTGAAGGCATAGTAAAAAGTTTGAACCAGATTGAAGAAAAGGGAGATTTATAGCATGAAAATTGGATTAAATCTAAGCATTGATGTTACAAAGCTCGACAAGTCACGTTTCTTTAAGGGCAAAAAAGGCACATACATGGCTATGGCCGAGCATGTTCGACGGGCTATTGATGATTATCTTAAAAAGTTGAAAAAGGAGGATTAAACAAATGGCTGGTGTAAATCGCGCTACGATAATTGGTAATCTAGGCAAAGACCCGGAAGTTAGATACTCTAATCAGGGCACGGCAATCTGTAACATGACGATTGCAACAAGCGAATGCTGGACTGACAAAAGCACAGGAGAAAAGCAGGAAAAAACAGAATGGCACCGATGCGTCTCTTTCGGCAAACAGGCCGAAGTTCTTGGCAAATATCTTGTTAAGGGGAGTCAGGTATACATAGAAGGAAAACTCCAAACGAGACAGTACGACAAGGAAGGCCAGGCACATTATGCGACTGAAATTGTGGTACAGAATTTTACCTTTTTGGGGGGTGGCAAGCAGTCAAACGGTGGCGGCCAGCAATCAGGAAGAGGAAACAAGCCTGCACCAGGGCAGCAAAGTCAAGGCCGGCAACAGCCACAAAATAATCAGAACAACGGGTATGATGACGGTCCGGACTCAGAAATTCCCTTTTAGGTATTGACAAACAGTATGTTAAAGTATAAATAAAATCATTGTTTGTTTTACTTGTATATAAACCCACAAAAAAAGGAAAACGCTATGAAATCAGGAAAAGGCGAACATAAGAAGGAACTTGCAAGAAAGAACCGTGAAATTATCCGGGCCTGGCTTAAAAAGAATCCAGATAAAACGGTTACCGATTGCAAGAATGACACTGGATTTTCATACTTGACAGTCAGAAAACATATTGATGCGATCAAACAGGAATAGCCACCAGCCACGGCAAACCGGTAAGAGCTGAATGACATGGGGCTGCCGTCCGGGCAGCTCCTTTTATAAATCAAAAAGGGATCATTTTGAAACAGAAAGCAATCGAAATAGTCCAGGCCGCACTTGCAAATTCGGAGAACGAACTCTACGAATTGAAAAAAGAGTTTATGGATTGCGATATGGGATCATTATACGGGGAGTCATGCCTTACATGCCAAGAATTTCTTGATATTTATGATGCTGAATGCAAAGAATTGTGGAAGTGTTTGAAATGGGTTAAAAATGCAAAACGGAAGAAATTAGGTGCAAGCAATTGAGCCGGCTATCATGGGATCAATACTTCATTGCCATGGCGGAATTGGCTGCAACACGGTCAACTTGCATCCGTCGCAAAGTCGGTGCCGTATTAATTAAAAACCGCAGAGTCATAAGCACAGGGTACATCCAAGCCTTGCTCGATATGCGCCAAAATGATAGTCAATGCCGGTATCTTAAACGTTGTGTATCGTGATTATTATAACGACGAGTTAACAGATACGGTGCTGTATGGTTTGCTCGAAAAATTTGAAGGAGATATTGAATAATGAAATACAGTTGTAACTATTGTAACGATCAAACAGGCCCGTGCATAGTAGATGTTCAATGCGTTGATCCAGAGCCACCGTACTCATGCATTTATGCAAACGATGAGAGCGATATGGAAGCTGAGTGGAAGCCAATTGAGGGAAACAAAAAAGACTTTGAAATTAACGGCCTTTGCTCGAATTGCTCGAATTGCGGTGAGAATTGCGATAATTGCAAAGACGCGTCAGGGTTTAGCAATGATGCCAGGTTGCAACACGATGCTCCGTTGATGTCAGACAATTTGAGATCGGAGATTGACGCTGCAAATGCAAGGCTTAAAGCCAAAATCAAAGATAAAGATTATCGGCAAGAGTCGGTTGTCTCAAAGAATAAAATCAAGATAGAAGAAATGATTAACGCGCATTGGTCATACATCGAGAGCGTTATCAGGACTTCAAACGAATACGGACTTTACATGCCACCCATGTCACTTGATGATGCTTTAAAAATTAGGGAATTTGATTACAAAACGGCAGCAAAACATTTTTACGGGCACGGGCACGAAGACGGCGTAATTGATATGGCTAATACCACCGTTGAAAGGCTACGCAAATGACACTCTACGAATACCAGGAGCTTGCATGCAGGAAAAATTAACTCAAAAAAAAATACGTGAATTGTTTGATTATAATCCTGATTTTGGTGTTCTTAAATGGAAAAAACCAAGGAGTCCACGTGTAGCAACAGGAGACGAAGCCGGCTGTGTCGATAAAAGCACAGGGTATAGGCAGGTCTATATAGGCAATAAAGCATACTATACTCACAGGTTGATATGGTTTTTTGTTAATGGTTATTTCCCAGAGCATCAGGTTGATCACATCAATAGAGATCGTCTTGACAATAGAATTAATAATCTAAGAGAAGTGTCACAATCTTGTAATAATAAGAACACTGGGTCGCGAAATGATAATAAATCAGGAATAACCGGCGTTAGTTGGGATAATAACAGGGGCCAGTGGGAGGTAAAAATATCAAATAACGGTAGGCAACGCAGCCTTGGGAGATATAGAGATTTCTCCGATGCTGTTTGTGCCAGGTTGGCTGGCGAACAGTGCATTGATTTTGATTTATGTAATTCAGCGAGCCTTGCTTTTAAATACGTAAAAAGAAACATTTTAAAGGAGCAGAGATAGTTGAACTTTAATGAATACCAAAAAGCCGCACAGACTACGGCTGTTTATCCAGGCAAAGGGGAAAACCTTTGGTACCCGACACTTGGCCTAAACGGGGAGGCTGGCGAGGTTGGTGAAAAGGTAAAGAAGCTTATGCGAGATCATGACGGCATTTTTCCGCCTGGGTATCGTGAATTAATCATAAAAGAGTTAGGTGATGTACTTTGGTATGTTGCAGATATAGCAGAGGAGTTGGGTTTTACCCTTGAAAGAGTTGCTGAAATCAATATCGATAAACTTGCAAACAGGAATGATAGAGGAACGATCATTGGCAGCGGAGATAACAGATAAAAAAAGCCCTGGCTTTTACACCAGGGCGACTTTATTTGTGCCATGCATGAGACAGGTTTTGTTCAAACTATGCTCAAAATAAGTTCTTTTCGTTTTTTTTGTTCATTTGTTGTCAGTTCATCCCAGGAAGTTTCAAAAAAACAGTTGAAACATTCAGGGTAGTTTTCAAGTTCAAGCTCGGTACAGTCACGTAAGCTTAATGAATCATCATAGTTTAAAAAGTTTTCTTCCAAAATTGTTTTTACGTATTCTTTATTGAATTCCATTGTCTTTATCCTTTTGTTGTGCCCGGCGAAACGGGCTTTGTTTTGTTGTTTGCAATATCTATCCAATGCGGTTGCCTTTCCGATACACTTATCAGGTAACTCAGAAGCTGAAACACCTACGGGGCCATGCCACCCAAAACCTGTTTTTTTCTGGCAAGCAATCCACTTGCCTTTAGATATCACGTCATCTATTGCAACAACATTAAAGTAAATAGTCGAGTAAACAGATTTAACAACGCTGGTCATGTATTCAAAGCCGTCTGCCTTTGCCGCCTTTGCTGCTTTTACAATTTTGTTTTCCATGTCAAGTTTCCTTTATTTAATGCCACGGCTTTCACCGTGGCTTGTTGGTTTTATTTTAAAGGTTGTGTGTTTTAACTGCTTTTTTCAACTCTTCCATTGTCCATCCTTGTTCTCTTTGTTTTTTGAATAATACTCCTGAAATTTCTTTTTTTGAGTATTTTGCCATTGCTGCCCTTGCAAATGTGTTCCACTCTTCGCGCCGTATCTTTGTAGTTTCAATTGTCCAGGTGTTAAGAAAACGGTCATGTTGCATTTTTCTAATATCAATCAATTCGTTCTCAAGGTTTTCTAAATATTCTTTTTCTGCATCGGTGTAACATCCGCTTGGACGATATGCGGATGTCTTTTTTTTAAGGATGGCGTATTCTTTTTCTTCTAATGATTTTTCGCGGTTTTTTTCATGTTCGTCTTGTCTTCGGTAAAGCTCGTCGCGGTACGGGTTGTAACCTTCGCCACCCTCGTTGTTTATATTATCATACTGTTTTATTTTGTTAAGCAATTGTTTGTGGGTAAGTTCGTTCATGGCTTGCTCCTTTTGTTGTTTGGGTTAAATTACGCCTCACTCATGATTAAGTTATACTTTATATTTATCTTTGTGTCAACAATTATTTTAAAATTATTTTAAAAAGATATGCGCTTGTGTGAAGTGTTTAACCTACTAAAAAAACATAATATTTTCATTGCAAATGCTTGACTTTGTTATTGATATAGAATAAAAGATGTAATATGCGTATAATTTATTATTGCTGAATACTATAAGGTGTTTGAAATGAAGGAGAAAAAAGTAAAAAATGGTTTAGGAAGACCTGCAAAATATGATCCAGATGTCACGCCTTTACTTTCAAAGTGGATGGCAAGATCAGGGTTGACAGATGTTGAAATGGCAAAAGAATTGGGCGTAGCTATCTCTACTTTCCACGCATGGAAAAAGAAATTCCCTGTTTTTTCAGACTCCTTAAAACAATCTAAGGAATTTGTTGACAACCTCGTTGAAGATTGCCTTTTAAAGAGAGCCCTTGGATATAACTACGAAGAAGAAAAGACATCGTCTAAGTATGAAGAAGACGGGACCATTAAAAAAACAAGGGTTGAACACATAAAAAAAATGGTAATACCTGACACTACTGCTCAAATTTTTTGGCTTAAGAACCGTAGGCCGGACAAATGGCGTGAAAAAGTGGAACAAAGCGGTGCATCTGCTGACTCATTGGCTGAGACTCTTGCTAAAATGGCGGATAGGTTGCCAGGATGAGTATAGACTTAAAATTAAAGCCTAATTGGGACAGATGGTATAATTTAATAGATCACCCGGTCCAGGTAGAACTTATGAACGCTATCAAAAACGGCGTGAGGTTCCCTGTTGTCCCAGCCGGAAGGCGATCCGGAAAAACAGAACGATTCAAACGGTTCATAGTAAAACAGGCATGGAAAAACCCAAATGAGCTTTACTTCGCCGGGGCACCTACTTATCAGCAAGTAAAAAAGATTTTCTGGCAAGACTTAAAACGCCTTTCGTTTTCATCTACTTTTCCAAAAAGCCCGTCTGAGTCTGACCTTATTATTTATTTCCCGAATGGATCTGAAATACACCTTATCGGGTTTGATAAGCCAGAGCGGTTTGAGGGGATCCCATGGACCGGTGGAGGAATTGATGAAATAGCAGACACTAAACCGGATGCGTGGGAGTTAAATATATCTCCTGCTCTTGATACCGTAAACCCTAACAGACCTGATTATAGAGCATGGTGCTGGCTATTTGGTGTTCCAGACGGCCTAAACCATTTTTATGATATCTGCGAACTTGCTAAACAAGAGGTGGACGGGTTTAAACTTTTTCATTGGAAATCATCTGAGATATTGCCTCATGACGTTATCGAAGAAGCTCAGAGACGGTTGAGCGCAAAACAGTTTAGGCAAGAATATGAAGGCTCTTTTGAAACGGTAACAGGCAGGATATATGATGACTATGGGCCAGGTAATTACACCAATGAAGAGATTGAAAGCCATGAACTTTTGCATTGGATGCATGACCAAAACTTCACACCGCTTTCGAGCGCAATAGGCGTTATAAGGGCCGGTAAGCTATATCTCCTTGATGAAATAGTCCTTGAATCAGCAATAAGCAGGCAATCCGCAGAAGAGTTTATTGAACGGTATAAAAACCACAAAAACAAACAGGTTTATGTTTATGGTGATCCGGCAGGCAGGGCGGGAGAAAAGCACGGCCATGCGTCTGATTACACGGAAATTGAAGATGTTTTAAGGCAGTCTGGGTGGAAGTTCATCCGAAAGGTAAAACCAAAACACCCGGCAATCAAAGACCGGCAAAACGCAGTCCGGGCCAGGATATGTAACGCAAAGAATGAAATCAGCCTTTTTGTCAACACACAAAAAGCGCCGTATTGCCACAAGGGACTTGCAACCGTCCAGGTCAAAACCGGGTCATCCTTCCTTGAGCAAGACTCAAAATATCAGCACATCACGACAGCCATAGGCTACATGGTTGATTACTTGTGGCCGGTCAACAGTCCACAGTCAACAATACACAGGGTAAGGGCCAACTAAATGGAAAAAGTATTTGAAAAAAGCAACGACTTCAAAGACGCAGCAGAACGGTGCAAGCTTGTAAAGACATTGATAGGCGGAACCCCTGCAATGATTTCAGCCGGGACAGAATATCTACCCAAGCAAAGCGCAGAGCATTTTGATGATTACCAGGTCAGGCTTAAAAGTGGGTATCTTTACAACGGCTATAAGCGCACCAGGAACTACCTGACAGGGCTTGTTTTTTCAGAGCCTGTTAAAATAAGCGAAGATTCTCCAAGCAAAGAAAAATTTGAGATGATAGAGTCAGACGTTGATCAGCAAGGAAATAATCTAAGAACATGGGGCCAGATGCTTTTTGAGTCAGGTATTGATGATGGCATGGTCGCGGTGCTTGTTGATTACCCGCAGGTTAAAACCAGGACAGAAAACGGAAGGTTTGAATTTTACGACGCGGAACAAGGGATATGGAGAATAAAAACATCAGGCATTGACGAAGAGAAAGGTTGGCGCCCGTTCTTTGTTGTTGTTCACCAGCCTGATATCCTCGGATTTAGAGTTGTTTACGAAAACGGAAAGCGGATATTGGACACGATCAGGATTCTTGAAAGAGTGATTGATATACCTGGTGAGTTTGATAACGACGATGTTAAAACAGAGCAGGTCCGTGTTTTGCGCCGGGGATCGTGGGAGATTTATCGCAAAGATGATAAAGGCAATGTTTTTTTATATGATGACGGGAAAACAAGCATTCCTGAAATACCTATTGCTTTTTTTGCACCCGGTGAACAGATCGGTGACGCCTTCGCTCCGGCACTCGAAGATTTAGCGCAATTAAATAAACGGCATTGGCAAGCTACATGCGATCAGGTCAGCTTGATGGCTTTTGTACGCCGTCCGCCGTGGTTCGGAAAACTCCTTACGGATTCAGATGGTAATGTTGAGTTCGGACCCGGGCGAATGTGCCACTCAATGGACAGCAGCGCTGACCTAAAAAGTGTATCTGTGAATCCGGATGCCGTTGATAAGGGCCAGGAAGAATTAACGGCGCTTGAGGAAAAAATGGCGCTTTACGGTCTTGTTACTCTCCAACAAAATTATAATTCCGGCAGCAAAACCGCATATCAATCTCAGCAGGAAACAACTGAGTCAACCAGTGTGCTTAAAGATTGGGCCATGGCCTGCAAAGACGCGATTGATAACGCCTTGATGTTTGCAGGTATGTGGATGGGGATAAAAGACGGCCAGGAACCATTTGTTAATATTAATACAGATTTCAACCCGGCATTCGGCCTGGACCCGGATTTGATCCTTAAAGCTATTGACATGGGCGTTATTTCCCGGGAGCAGGCGCACCAGGAATTTAAACGCAGGGGACTAATTGGGGATAATTGGGACTGGGAAGATGTCAAGGCTATGATTGAAGATGAATCTCGGACTTCAGGCCCAACAGGTGCGTTGACAGGCCTTTCTTCTCAATTCCCGGTATCGTAAGCGATAATGGATAAAAATATCAAACCGGACGAGCTTATGGAGTTATACCAAACGGCTCGGCAGATAATATGGCGGTACAATATCGACAAGATGGAAATCGCTGCATTAAAAACAGCAATGAAATCCATTGAAAAAGCCGCGTATGACATTTTGTCAAATCCCAGCAAACGGATGCGGAGATGGGAGCAGCTAAGACGACAAGATTTGATAAAAGAGCTTGAGTCATTGACAGCAGGCATCAGAGAACAGGTAACAAGTGAGATATCCAGCCTTGCGAGCCAGGCCGGGGCAGAATCTGCGAACTATCATAGCCAGACAATGAGCGTTGGTGGTAAGCTTCCTGGATTTAACAACGTTGCTTTATCTCCGGAACAGTTTAAGTCTTTTTTTGAAACAACTCCCATGGGTGGGTACGTTTTAAGCGATTGGGTGAACCGGTCCTTTGATGCAACTGTTCAGAAAGGGCTACTTGAGGATCTCGGAGCGGGGATGTTGCAGGGGAAAGGATATCCTGGGCTCGTTGATAGCATCATGGGCCATATGAAAGATTTTACCCGTAAAGAAGCCGTTACACTGGCAAGAACTTTCGTCCAGACTGCTAACGTGTCCGCTATGAGCGCTGTGATGGCTGCTAATTCAGATATTGTAAAAAAATGGAAGTGGTCGAGCGTTTTGGAGAATAGCAATATGCGGACTGGAACCGGGACCTGCATCAGGTGTGCTTGCAATGACGGCAATCAATATAAACTTGGCGAGGGCCCACCGATACCGCTACATCCCAATTGCTTGACGGCTGAAACTCCCGTTTTTGCTCCTGACAAGATCGCCGCTTTTGTCGCCACCTATGAAGGCATTGTATTTGAGCTTGTCCTTTCCAACGGAGCAAGGTTTACCGTTACCCCAAAGCACATGTTCTTGACAGGGAAAGGTTTCTCCACGGCTGATTCTATCCGTAAGGGAGACAAGATATTCCACAATCCCGTCGCTGATAGGGTAATTTTTGGAGGTCCAGACAATAACAGGAATGATTCCAGCATTGCAAATGTCATCAAATCGTTCTCTAAAACGCCTGGCGTGGTTTCCACAAGTGTGCCAGCCTCCTCCGAACACCTCCACGGCGATGGGGAATTCATCAAAGGCGATGTCGAGGTTATAACGTTTGAAAGCCTTTTGAGGGGTGACCTTGAATCCTTTCGATCTGAGTTTTTGCACCAGTTCAACCTCTCCATTGCCAACGTTAGCGGGCTTGACTTGGATGGTTTTGGCAGTCTTCTCTCTCCTCTTTTTTGGCTGCGGCTTGCATCTGACAGCTTTATTTGCGGCCATGGTGTTTCTGACGTTTTCGGCACGGCTTCGCTTAGACATCATGAGACGGTTGGCGCATGTTTTTCCCCTCCGCTCAATCCCATTTTTGGTCAAAAGCCTGGCTATGACGTTTCTGGAAACTTTAAACTTTCCGGCAATAGCCTTTTCAGAGATCCCAGAAACGTAAAGAGATATAATCTCTTCGATGGGGAGTTTATCTCCGAGGCAATCAAATGTATGAGGCTTGACATTAAGGGGTTTGATACCGGCATTTTTGATAACAACCAAGACAATGTTAGTGTTAATTCCAAACTCTTTAGCGATTTTACCAGAGTTTACGCCGGAGATGTACTGTTGACAGATGTTGTCTCTATCAAGACAAGAAAGTTTTTTGGGCATGTTTATGATCTCCAATGTTTAAGTGGAATGTACCATGTGGACGGGGTTTTGTCAAGTAATTGTAGATGCGTCAAAATCCCTGTCACAGTGACATTCCGCGAACTCGGCATAGACATAGACGAATTTGAAGAAGTGGCCAGGCCATGGACAACGCGCCCTGACATCCCCATTGGAGACGGGGGGCGCAATATACTGACTTGGGGATCTCACAAGGGAGAATATGCCAGTTGGTTTGAATCACGGGGAGAGCAGTTCCAAAAAAACGTTGTTGGCCCGAAACGGCTTGCGTTGATCCAGTCCGGAAAGGTTACGTTTAAGGATTTGGTTGATCCTGAAACGGGTCGGCTTTATCGGCTGGATGAGCTTTGAATATAACCACTTGACAAGATAATAGACAAATGCTATCAAACAAATATATAAATTCAATACTTCGGCGAGATGCCAACCACACCACCACCGGCGAGATGCCAAACAACAAAATCACAAAAGGAACATGAGACATGTTAAAACCAATTCTTGACACCATCGACGGCCTTGATGCTGCTATTTCTGGATTATACGTTGAGAGAGACGGCAAATACCGGCTCGACATCGAAGGCGGGTTTAAGACAAGCGAAGAAGTTACCGGATTGACAACTGCCCTGAACAAAGAGCGTGACGCTCGGTCAAAGCTGGAAAAGCAGGTCAAGAAGTTTGAAGGGATCGAGAACCCAGAAGACGCTTTGAAGGCTATCGAAACATTGAAAAACCTTGACCAGAAGAAGCTTATTGATGCCGGAGAAGTGGAAAAGGTCAAGGCAGAAGTAACAAAAGCGATGCAGTCAAAAATTGACGAACTTCAATCCGTTGTTGCAGAGAAGGACGGTATATTGACCAAAGAGTTGATCGGTGGCCGATTTGCAAGGTCAAAGTTCATTGCTGACAAGATGGCTATCCCACATGACCTTGTTGAGGCCAGGTTCGGCCAGAATTTCAAGATCGAAAACGGGAAAGTCGTAGCATATGACCAGCACGGCAACCAGATATATTCTCATGACAGACCTGGAGAGTTGGCTGATTTTGAAGAGGCGCTTAATGCTATGGTCGAGCAATACCCTTACAAAGACAGTATATTGAAAGGATCGAGCGCTACAGGTGGCGGGGCAACTCCCAACGGGCACGGAACAGGAAAAACAAATTGGCACGAACTATCCCCTATCGAGCGGCTCACGGCTGCAAGAAATGCTGGAACACCATAAAAAAATGGAGCATTAAATGACTCTTACTTTAGTAGAGGCTGCAAAGCGCAGTCAGAACCCAATTCAATCGGCCATTATCGAAATGTACGCTCGGAACAGCGACGTACTGATGGCTCTACCGTTTGACACCATTCAAGGTAACGCCCTTAGATATAACAGGGAAGAAACTCTTCCAGGTATCGGTTTTCGTGGTGTTAACGAAGCTTATACAGAATCAACAGGCATCCTAAATCCAGTTACCGAACCGCTGGTTATTGCAGGCGGTGACCTTGACGTTGACATGTTCATTTTGAAAACCATGGGCATGGACCATCGTTCGGTCCAAGAATCAATGAAAGTCAAAGCCCTGGCGTTGGCCTGGACTGCACAATTTCTGAAAGGCGACAGCTCATCCGATCCGCGCGGGTTTGATGGCCTTGAAACAAGGGTAACAGGTGATCAGTGGATCAAAAATGATACCACCAACGGCGCCGCACTTTCGCTTGCAACGCTAGATGAATTGATTGATGCAGTTGAGAACCCGACCCACATCATAATGAATAAAACAATGCGCAGACGCCTTACGGCCGCGGCCAGACTCACAACCGTTGGCGGGATGGTTAACTGGACCGTTGATGCGTTTGGTAGGCAGATTGCCATGTATAACGATCTACCCATCCTCATTGCAGATTACGATAATGAAGGAGACCAAATCTTGCCGTTTACCGAAACATGCGATGGAGAAGGGACTGCACAGAACACGTCAATCTATTGCGTGTCGTTTGGAACAGGCATGGTAACAGGCATCCAAAATGGCAATATCGACGCCAGGGATTTGGGAGAACTTGAAGAAAAGCCAGCAATGAGAACCCGTGTTGAATGGTATGCAGGCATTGCATGTATGCACGGAAAATCAGCCGCCAGGTTGAGCGGTATCACCAACGCAGCAGTGGTAGTATAAAAGGAGCATTGATATGAGTTTTACAGACAGTAAGCCAGGCCCGCGCGGAACGTTCGATAGTGACCTTGAGTTTAAAGATGCCGGGCTTGTGGCAGCCAGCGCCGCCGCAACAGTAGACAGCGCAGCCAAGATCATAGATGTCGGAACCGGCCTTTTCAGGGGGTGCATGCTTTTTGATGTTTCTGCCCTTGAGATTGCCAGCAATGACGAGCTTTATGATATTGTTATTCAGGGATCGCCTGATTCTACCTTCGGCACAGCTACAAATATCGCTGACCTGGCAGCTATCAATCTATCCGCCGCAGAGGTGAAACGGACAGATTGCAATAAAGACGATGCCGCTGGACGGTACAAGTTGTACTTCGACAACGAGCAGAATGGCACTTTTTATCAGTATTTGAGGGTTTACACAGTTGTTGCCGGGACAATAGCAACAGGTATTAATTACACTGCCTTTTGCGTACAGGTCCAGTAAGGGGGCATAATGACGGATACTGTTAAAATTGCCAGGGCAAGAGCCGATGGAGTCACCAAAATAAAGAATGAAATCATCGGGGATTCCGCAGTAAAGAACATTGCTAAACTTATGGTTCCAGAAACGGTATCTACTATCACAGAATACGGCAGCGAATACGGCTTGAGAACAAGTATTATAGAGTTCACTAAAGACGATCTCCTTGTTACTCGTGTCGTCGGTGATAGTAGTGGATGGGCCACGCTAAAGCTTGCTACTTTCCCAAAAGGCAGGATATGGATTCATGGTGCAGTAGGAACAATTTCCAGAATCGACGCTTCAGGGTCTGCAAATATAGCGGCAGCAGGATCAGGTGATTATTCATTCGGATCAACAGCCACAGTCGACTCGACGTTGGCAACAACTGACGTTAATATGGGGCCGTCTGCCGCATTGATTGACCCGTTTGTGTCAAGTGTCGGCGCGGCTAATGCCAGTTCCGTTCTTGCAGCTATGGCGTTGTTCGATGGGTCAACTACTGCCGTTTCAGTTAATTTGAATCTCAAAATTGATGCTGGAGATGTAACAACAGGAGACGGGGCCGCCGATGTTGCCGGTAAGATAACAATTCAATGGTCATACCTGGCCGGATATTAACCACTTTGGCCGGGGCAATCCCGGCCTTTGTTTTATTTAGGTGCAAAGAATAATGAACAAAGAAATATTAATAAATCCAAAAACAGGAAAACCAAAAAAATTCTGGTCTTTGGATGTTCCAGGGCTTTTAAAAAACGGGTGGGTAAGACAAGGGTGCGAAGTTGAAACAAATACTGAACATCCGGTAACCGATGAACCAGGAATAGACAAAGAACCAGAAGACCTAAAGCCAACGTCCAATAAAAAGGCTAAAGAATGACACTAACCGTCGGCACAGACACATATGAATCTTTAGCAGATATTCAGACCTGGAACACGGCCAGGGGATATACCGGAACGATAACTGAGGCAGATGTATTGAGGGCGATGGATTATATTGAGTCATTGCCATGGGCATCTTCAATATATTACACCAGGATTGACCCAACGGTGGTTTATACGTCAACTGCCCTGTGGTGGGATGCCGATCCACCAGACGGTGTTTTAAATGCATTGAGGCTTGCGTCACGAATGGAAAATGAAACGCCTGGGATCTTAATGCCGGAAACTGAACAACGAGTGGCCAGTGAAAAGGTTGATGTAATAGAAATCCAATACGAGCCTGGAGGCAAGAAACAGATGTTTCCTGCATTGTTACGGTATCTTCGGGATTATATCACCAGCGGCAGCGTGGTTAACGTGAGGCTTGCTTAATGTATTCCGGGCTACAATCTACAGCAACTGACATGCTTAAGAACTTCGGAACCTCAGCTACGCTCATCAAGGCCGTGCCTGGTTCATTTGATCCTGCGACAGGGGCTGATGATACATCACAAGTCCATACCTGCGAAGTGTTTGCGGTTTTTGTCGGAGCATCAACAAAATACAAAGACAAGTTTACCATCCAATCAGGGGATTCAATAGCGCTTGTAGCTCCCATTGGAGGAACTTTTGTTTCCCCTCCTGCCCACTATTTCCCTGGACAAGAAGTCATACCAGAGCAGAATGATATTTTAAACGGATGGACTATTTTAGACGTTGAAGAAGTAAACCCTGCAGGAACGGTTGTCCTTTACAAATGCCATGTGAGGAAACAATAGACAATGCCATCTAAAGTAGTAACAGAAGCCATAAAAGCGTTTGAGACAAGTTCCTTTGAGCTTGATCTTTCAAAATTTGGCGAAAAAGCGATTGCTAATTCTGAGGCGTTTATTAAAAAAATTGCATTTGAATTGTATTCGCGCGTTGTGAAAAGGACACCTGTCGATACTGGCAGAGCTAAAGCTAACACTCAACTTTCTATAAACTCAACACCTAAATATTCGACATTGGCAATAGATAAGACTGAAAGTTCTCCCATAGCAGATGCTGGAAGCATTGATAGTTCAGCATCTGCTAAAGCATTGGATACAGTTGGAAGATTTAAGTTAGGTGATACAATTTTTTTGTATAATAACTTGGAATATATACTTCCTCTGGAATTCGGACATTCACAGAAACAAGCCCCAAGCGGTATGTTCAGAATATCATTTGAAGAAATTGTCCAGCAGCTTGGAGAAAAAGCAATATGAACCGCATGGACGAGGCACATGGACTGCTCTCAGGTTTGCTGAATACATTTGCCACGGCGCAATCCCTGGCAGTGAAATGGGAAGGAGTTATTGCCGATCCGTCAACAGTCACATATCTGCGTGAATGGGTATTACCAGGGCTCTTTGATGGGCATCATTTAGGGCCAACCGCGCCAAATGCCGGGCCAATAATTTATCAGGTGGATGTCGTAACTTCAATCAGCGGATGGGGATCAGCCTATGGCATAGCGAAGCTGTTTTTCGGTGCCCCTTATTTTTACAGGGGGCAATCATTGAGCAATGCAGGAAACACAACGCGGATTGTTATCAGGGCCGGGCAATCCGGTCCAGCGATGCGCGAAGACACAAAATACGTTTTACCGTTGTCCGTGACTGCACGGGCATACATGACAATTTAATGACAAAAGAGGTGATACTATGCCAGTAACGACAGGCTTGCAGACAGTTGGATTCGGTGCAAATACCAGAATCTCATATTTAGTACAGACAGCAGCAGGGGCTATTGATTCAACGCCGGAATGGACAGTTGTGCCATTTGCATCCGGCGAAATGACGGTCCAGGCTGAACAGATGAATGATAACTCAATGACCGGGGATAGAAACGAGCTTGAACCACGTTCTGGGACAGTAAATGGACAAATGAAACTATCCGGCAAATTCCGGCCAGAATGCTTTGACGATCTGCTTGAAGCAGCCGCCCAGGGGACGTGGGCCGTAAAATATGCCCTTACAGGATTGACGGTTACCGTTGCGTCAGCGGCAAGCGGATTTACTTTTACCAGGTCAACAGGATCATGGATAACGGATGGTGTCACCGTTGGTGATATTATCACCTTTGGAGGGTTCACTGCGGTTGGCAACAACGCATCATTCCAGGTAACGGCTGTAACAGCTCTTGCGGTTACATGCGGAAACGCGACAGGATGCACCGCAGTTGTTTCGGATACGGATGTAACGGCCACAACCGGAGCTGACTACCTAAAAGTTGGGTCAACTCAGCGCCGGGTAGCCTGGGAAATATATCATTCCGACACAGACGAATACCTTCGTATGATCGACACTGAAATATCAAACTTCAATCTTTCACTAAACGCCAACGGTGAAATTTCTTTCGACATGACGGCAATCGGAGGGACAGAGCTTGACCTCGGCGCCAATATTGATGATCCTGTTTCCGGCGCTACATATGTCAACACTTCAAAGCCGTTTTACGACTCATTCAACGGGACAATAAGTTTGGCCGGAGCCACAGGGATTTATTTCTCCAGTATGGCACCAACGATTAACAACCAGTCAACGCCGTTATTCGCGCTTGGGTCCAGGTACCCGTTCGCGATCTCACATGGTAAAATGATGGGTGATATGTCATTGACAGCCTACTACACGGACGAGACAATCAAATCAAAGTACCAGGACGAAACCAGTCTCAACCTGAAGGTGCAAATCAAGTACGAAGATGAGGAATTGATTGATACCGATTTCCATGAGATTGAGTTCCCCAGCACAAAGATTATTTCATTCGGCAGGCCGGTATCAGGTGCAGGGGAATTGGTGGATAACCTGACCGTTAAACCGTACAAAGATGCAACGTTGGCGTCTTCTTTCCGGATCAGGAAATACAACGCCGCGTAAAACAACTAAAATTCTGGTTTTCTTGCCTGGGTGCGTAAAAGGCATAGATGGGTATGCCCTCCCCATCGAACCAGGCAAGAATTAAAAAACAGAGGGTAAGAATTAAAAGAATACTATTTATTAAAATCAAGAAAGAGAGGGCAAAATGGATTTAAGCAATCTGAAGGTACAAGAAGAAGGCAAACGTATGGATTTGAGACACCCGGCAACAGGTGAAGTTTTGACATACGATGAAAGAGAAACTGAAGACGGTACAAAAGAGTCAAAGACAATGTATCTCATCATCGGTTCGTCAGATTCTGAGACATATAAAAAGTCACAGAGGAAAATCATTGACCGCCGGTTGAAACAGCAACAGAAGTTCCGATCCGCGAAGCTGACAGCAGCACAGCTTGAAGAAGAGGCCATGATTTCGTTGGCAGATGTCACTTATGGCGGCAAGGTTTTTATGAATGGCAAAGAGATTGACATCACCCCGGGAGCTGTTGCCATTGATTTGTATAAAGAATACCCATGGATCAGAGAGCAGGCCAGTGACTTGCTTGAGGATCGCGGCTCTTTTTTGCAGAATTAACCGGGCTGCTATGTGCCGCAGTTCGGATAACAACCGACCTTCAACAGCAAATGCAAGGAGGGGGTACCAAATTTGAACACCTTGAGCGCATTGAAAAGCAGACCGGGAGACAACAGATACCTGAATATGAGATCCCACCAGAAGGAGAGCATCTTTGGTATTGGTTCGGGGAGCTTTCAAAACGCAGACCTCAAGGGTTTGGTGTCTCCCTTATTCCGTATTCTGAAATACAGTCATGGTTATCGGTAAGAAAACCTTTGATCTATGATTGGGAGATAGAAATATTAACAAAGATGGACCTGGCTTTTATGGAAGCGCACAGCGAAGTCAGGAACAGCAAGAAAGAAGACAAGACAAAAGCTAAATAACAAACGGAGCCCAAATGATTGATATAGCCGGTCTTAATATAAAAATAGACTCTTCAGATGCTAAAACAGCAAAGAACGATTTGGACAATCTGAGAAGTTCTGGGAAGACAGTAGAAAGTCAGATGGGCTCCATGTCAAAAACCGCTATAAAGCTTGGAGCATCTTTAGCAGCCGCTTTTTCGTTTCAACAAATAATTTCTCGGGGAATTACTGCTTTTTCTGATCTGGATAAAGGTCTAATAGGCGTACAAAAAACGACTGGATTAGCAGATGCTGAAATAAAAGTTCTTGGTTCCTCAATATCAAAAATATCATTAACAGTTCCTGTGTCTACTAAACGCTTACTAGAACTTGCTGAGGCAGCTGGGCAGCTCGGTGTTAAAGGTAGGAAGAATATAGAAACATTCACCGAAACAATGGCAAAACTCGAAACAGCTACTGATGTTACAGGAGAAGAAGGAGCAAAGTCTATTGCAAGATTGCTCAATGTAACAAACGAAGCTATTTCAACTGTTCCGCGCTTCGGGTCTGTTTTGGTTGCGTTGGGCAACAACTCTGCCGCATCTGAAAAAGAAATATTGTCGCTTGCAACTGAAATAGGTCAGGCCACGTCTGTTTTTTCTATTTCTGCGGCTGACGCTGCTGCCCTTGGAGCCGCAATGGCATCTATGGGTGTCAGGGCAGAGCTTAGCGGGTCAGTAATCGGCAGAGCTATGCGTGAAATTGAATCCGCTATCATGTCAGGCGGTGAGCAAATGAAGCTGTTGATGTCTGTTACAAAAATGACAGAAGACCAATTGACTAAAACATTTAAAAACAATGCCACATTGGTTTTTAAGGCTTGGATAGATGGCGTAGGCGATTTAGTAAAAAGTGGAAAATCAGCAGATGAAGTATTAAAAAAATTCAATTTAAGCGGGGAGGAAGTTCTTAAAGTATTGCCATCAATGGCTACAAACACAAAATTATTGTCAGATGCCTTAAAGATATCGAACGCTGAAGTTGAAAATGCCACTGCTCTAAATAAAGAGTCAATGGCTGCGACAAAAAGTTTTTCAGCTCAACTTTTGATAGCAATGAATCATGTTGATTTAATAGCTGCAAGCATAGGCAAAGGTCTTGCTCCTGTTATTATTGATATATTAGATGATTTCAGAGATTGGGTAGATGTTAATGCAGAATTAATTGCACAAGGCATCCCGGCCATGGTCGGCGAAACAGCAGATAAAGCAAAACAACTTCAACCTGTTGTAAAGCTCATCGCTGAAACTCTTGGAGTTATGGCCGAAGGGTTCTTATCAATGCCAGCTTCTGTGCAAACTGGGGGGCTAATTGGTGCATTCCTTGGCGGGAAGTATGGCATGGCGATAGTAGCAGGGGTTTCTTTTTTGACGGCAGAACTTAGCGATTTATATGATGGTTTGAACGCGTTAAAGTCAGGCGGTATTTCAATGTCTGATTTTATCGGATCAGAAAAAGATTTTGAAGCTGCTCTAAAAAAATACAGAGATTTAAAAACAGCAGCTGAAGGGAACGTCTCTGATTTAAGTACTATCACCGCTCAAGTAGCGCTTGTAAAAGCTGAATACAATAAACTGTTAGCAACACCCATGTCAACCATGTATAAAGGTGAAGTCGAAGAACGCATAAAATCATTAGATTCTTTAAAAACAAAAATTGCAGAATTAGAGAAGCAAGAAAAAGAGCTTGCTTACGCTTCCAGGAATCAAACAGATTGGAAAGCGCAGCGCGACTTGATGGTTTCGACGTTCGGTAAGGCAAAAGAGGAAGAATCTGCAATTGAGAAAAAAGCGAATGCCACTTCTATTTCAGGCCACAAATCCGTAACAGCCGCGCACAATAAAGAGCTTGAGGAACAAGTAAGGGCCATGGAACAAGCCAAGGAAGAACAAAAACGAGCTCTTGAGAGCTTCAACGATGATTATAAAAAGGCAACTCTAAGCACATTCGAATATGAAGTTGAAAAGCTCGATGAAATGTACAAAGAGCGTGAAAAACTTGTAAAAGCAGGGCTTATAACAGAATGGCAATTGCAAGAATGGTATGCTGACCAGTACGACACGTTGTATCAAGCAGACGTGGAGAACTATTACGATGCACAAGAACAAAAGATAGCTGCACAAAAGAAGATACAGGAAGAACAATTAAAACTTGAACAGGAAGCGGCTGACGAGGCAAAAAGAATCAGCGATGAAGCAGCCGAAGCCCAGCAAGACGCATACGACGAGCTTTATGATGGGATATACGGGTTTACAAGGAACGTCATAGACGATTGGGACGATATGGGTAATACCCTTGTCGATATGGCCGAAGGCATGGTCAAAGATATTATTGCAGCATTCGTGACGCAAAAGATAGCGATACCAATTTACATGGAATTTGCAGAAATAGCAGGTATATCAACCGGGTTGGCCAGCGGAATGTCTCCGTCATCCGGCGGGGTTGCTTCAATGACAAGCCCTATTTCGAGTCTTTTTACAATCGGGAAGACGGCATACACCCTTGTAACAGAGGGCGTTTCAGCAGCAGTGTCTGACCTTGTCGGAGCGGATTTGTTGGGCAGCATAAGCAGTGCTATGTTTGGCGAAACAGCCGCAACAGCAGCAGGTACAGCGTACACCACGATATCCCCAACAGTCGCCTCCACAATTGAATCTGCTTATGCAGTGGCCAATGGAGGTACCGCTACATCAACAGGGGCTGCGTCAGGGGCCGGCATGGGAGGGGCTGCAGCAGCAGGTCTCGCAGTAGCTGCATTTATGGCGATAGACCAATTTTTAGGTTCTCATGACCAGGCAGACCCCGACATTTATGTCCAAAGTCCCACCGGTGGCCTTACCGAATCAACAGCAACGTATACCGTATCAAACAGGGACGCCGTTACAGACGAGATTGTGACAATATTTGACGCTGCTTTTGCCTCGCTTGACGAATCACTTGATGCCAATATAGTTGATGCAGTAACGGCCAGCGCGTTCAGAGGCAAGGCCCGCATTACAGACCTTGACGAAACAGATGCAAACGCTTTGATCAATTCTCTTGTTGAGAGCGCGTTTTCAGGGGATTATACCGGCAGCATAGCAAGTTTTGAAGGATTGTTTGGTGACAGTAGTGGAACTGGATATAAAACAGTAAAAGTTGATGGAGAAGATACAGATTATTGGAACAATATCCTTACCCCATTAACTGAGGCTGTTTCAGGACAATATTCAAAAGGCTTGTCTGACATCCTGATGGAAGCCATCGGCCTTGATTCTGGCATTTTTGATTTTGAGTTCCTCAAAAGTCTCCAAGCTGAAGGCGAAAACCTTTTTGATACCTTTGCCAATTTCGCCATTGTTGTGCAGGAAACGGACGGATTTGTTGAAAATATCACAAGGCAAATGGATGAATTTGGCTTTACCGTAGAGGAAGCCTTCACAAACATCCTTGTTGTAATATCTGTTTTGGATGAAATTCAAGCGTCTGTGGATGCACTTGCAACGACATCGTCAGTGGCTGCTTTAAATACCCTTACAGAAAGTTGGTATGCCCTTATTGACTCCCTGGAAGCCGCCTATGCCACAACGACACAGATAACAGAAGCTGAAGCCGCTATGGCCCAAGTTTTGGGCGCAAACATAACCGGGTTGACGGCTGACGCATTGCAATCAGCTCTATCAGAAGGAAGCGATATTGAAAGCATTTTACAGACCTCTATTCAAAACGCTGCATATGCTGATATTGCTCAAAAAATAGCAGAAGAATACATTTCAGGGATCAATGAGCAGATCGGGCAGGTTTGGATTGATACCGGCGGGGATCTTGAAGCAGTAGCTGAAGCAATGCAGGATATAGATACGACTGAAGCGCAAGCGGCCCTGGAAGAGTTACAAGAATCTTTCGGGATTTTGGCGGAATCTGCAAACGATGCTCTTGCTACAGCCGAGGCAATGCGGATTGTAACATTGGCTCTTGACGGGCAATTATCAACATCTCAGAAATTTGAGGAGTGGCAGATAAGTAACATCGAAGCCATGAATTTATTTTCTGAAATCACAGCCGATAGCGTAACAGCCGATGAACTTGAAAATGCTGTCGATGCTTTTGTGGCACTTGGCATTGAAGGTGACGACCTCAACAATGTGATCCAAGACCTGGCAGACACGTTCACTAAAACAACTCAGCAAATGTACGAAAACATTTCTGATATAGAATCTGCCCAGGGCGATCTTATAGGGTCTGAGGAAAGCACAGAAGCTTACCTAAATTCTATGAAAGAAGTTGTTGACTTTTTCAAGGATACCCCGTCGATCTCTCAGATTAGAGGAGATGAGTCAGTAACAACCTCGGTGTTTGATGAAGATGGGTATCAAGAAGCAATAGCTAATTATGTAGTAAAATCAGAGTTTGAAAACATTTTAGGCCGCAGTCCGGATTCAGACTATTATCAAAATAAAGTACTTGAAGGCTCGTTGAGCTTAAATGATATCCATGATGCGATTGTTAATGGTATCTCAAACTCTGAGGATAGGGTAAATGAAATATTTAACAGGCTGTTTGGACGATCCGCATCAAGCAGTTATTGGGCGGATGCTTTAGAAGATGGCCTTGTTTCATTATCAAATCTTGAATCTTCCATACTTGCAGGGGCATCTGAAAAAGATTTAGCGTATTACAACGCAAATGGTGGAAAAGTTGAAATCACGAATTGGGGGGACTTTGAATCAGCGGCAAAATTGGTTGGGATTGACGAGGAAGATTATTATAAAGATGTAACAGAAACAATGTCTGGTGATTTCTCAACCTCGGAAAAGGAAGTCAGCGCGGCACTCGATCAATTAGAGGCACTGCCGGATGTTATAGACTCCTCTGGAAACTTGATATCTTCAGCCCTCGATGAATTTATTGATGTTGTGGGCAATATGAGTTCTGCGGTTCTCGAAGATATTTTTGGATCTGAAGCTTCATCTCAAATTCAAGCGATGGTATCCGCAATTGATGATTATGAATCTTCATTAGAAAGTGGTTCTGGGACATCTTCCAGTAGCGGCGGGACATCAACAGACGATACACAAGATCAAATAGATGCTATTTTCGCTCAAATCCAAGAAGGCATTGACACTATCAACTTGTCTGACTTTGAAAAAGAAATATACGATATCAATAAACAGGCACAAGAATGGAATGATAGCCTTGCAGATTTAGGGGTAACGGCTGCCGAGGATTTGGCAATTATAGACGAATGGGTAACCGCCCAAAAAAATGCTTTGGCGGAAGGAATAGCAGAAGAATGGCAGAATATCATAAACGAAAACAGCCTGACAGATGCTGATTTACAACTTATTGAGTTGGATGCATGGTTCGAGGAACAAAAGGCGGCTGCGGAAGAATTAGGTCTTTCCATAGAAGATCTTACTGAAGCATATGATTTACAAGCAGAGGCTATAGAAAAAGCAAAACAGGCTGAAATAGACGCATTTAATGATGCTATCCAGGATATTATCAGTCAAAATACTTTATCAGATTTAGAATATGAACTTAAAAATTTAACGGATTGGTACGAAGAGCAAAAGGAATCAGCAGAAAATTTAGGTATCGCATTAGATGATTTAAATAAAGCATATGATTTACAAAAAGAAGCTGCTTATGACTCGGCAGTAGCCGCTGCCAGAACTGCTTATATAAAATCCTTACAGGAAGAGCAAACAATACTGGAAGATGCTTTGTCAACAGCTAAAGACAATTACATCAATGGACTAAACGACGAAATTGACGCATTGAATGAAACTGCTGCTGAGGCTGAAAAGACTGTCGAGTCATTTGAAAATCTGCTTGAAACAATTAAAGAATTAAAATATTCGTCTGTTACAAATTCTGAGCTTAATCCAGATACACAAATGGCTTTTGTAGGTGCTGAGTTAGCGGCTGCAATGGCTAAAATACAATCCGGTGACGCTGCGGAAATACAGTCTGGCATGGAAGATTTGCCGACACTCACCTCTGATTTCCTTGAGTTAAGCAAAAAAACAAGTGGCAGTTTTAGTGCCTACCAAAATGATTTTGCGTATGTCATGCGAATACTAAATGAGGCCGAGCAAATTGCGGGAGAGCAAAAATCAACCGCAGAATTAAGCTTAGATGAATTGACTTCTCAAACTGCCGCGTTAGAAGCAACATTGAACGCAGTAAATGGGGTAGATGAAAATCTTGGAACTCTTGAGGAGCTCGAAGCCGCATATAATTCTGCAAAAACTGATCTTGATTATTCATGGTATCAGGACGAAATAGATCGTTTAACTGAAATAAACAGTTCTGTGATGAGCTTGGAAGAATCTGTAATAGCTTATATAGGCGTATTATCAGACGCTGTGAATGCAGGATTCAGTAAATTCCAATCTGAATATGCTGCTAAAATATCGCCATTATCCGCCCCGGCATCAAGCAGCCCGTCTATACCTGCCATAGCTGATGATCCCTCAACCACAAATTTTTATGAACAATTAATGCCCACAACTGAAGATGCCCTTTTAATGGAAGCAGCCAAGGTTGTTTATAAATCAGCCACAGGAGGTATTAGTTCAGAGACATTTAATGCATATAGTTCAAGGATTGAAGATGCTTTTGGCACGAATATTTTTGACGCTGTTGGGTGGGGAGGAGATCCCGAAGCATTAAAAGCAGAATATGGTTTTTCTAATGGTGGGACGGTTACAGGGCCAGACTCTGGCTATTTTTTACCAACTACTTTCCACGGCACTGAGCATATTACCCCAGATTCAGAGATGACAGAGGTGAAGGAAGTTTTAGGGGAAGTCAAAGACATCCTAATCTCGATACGAGATACTGGTGGAAATGTTAATAAGTTGACTATCCAGACCAATAGACTTTTGGATAGGGTGACTCAAGGTGGTACAGAAATGAGAGTCAGGGAGATAGCGTAATGAAGGTTGCTCCAACTAAAACAATAACATTAATATCTTCAAGTGTTTCTTCCTCATCAAAGGATGAATATGCGGCAGGGACAACATATGCTACAGACGCAGAGGTTAAAGTCAGTTTTGAATCTGATGGAACAACCCCTCTGTTTCCAGTTGTTGAATACAAATCACTTGCAGATGCTAATACCGGAAACTACCCTCCAGACTCTCCCACACAATGGACTGAAACAGGAACATCAAACATTCATGCCATGTTTGACGGGTATATAAATTCAGCAACCACAGACTCAACTGATATAGACGTTGTCGTAGGATCGGCAAAGTCTGATTTTGTTGGTTTGTTTGGTCTTTCTGGATCAGCAGTAACATTGACACTATCCAGGAATGGAAGCACTATAAAAACAGAAGAAATAAGTCTTAAAACACTTCCCTCCATAAGTTATTACGTATGGTTGTTTGAAGAGTATGACTATAAGGACAGAATATTTTGGGAATATCCTAAATATTCAGACGCGTCTCTTTCTATTAGCATATCCACTGGGCAAGGGGCCGCAGAATGTGGTGATATGGTTATAGGATCGCAAATAACCCTGGGCCAAACACAATATGGCGCAAGTGTCGGTATACAAGATTATTCAGTTTATTCTACCGATAGCCTGGGTCGTACATATTTAAACAAGGGGGACTATGCTGATAGGGCAGAAGTGGAATTATGGATTACAAATAGCATGGTTGATATTGTCAGACGGAAACTTGCAGAGGTGAGCGGTGTTATGAGTTTGTGGGATTTGAATAATGCAGGTTCTGATTATGATTCTTTAAGAATCTATGGGTTTTTTGAATCGTTTGATATAATTATTCCAGGGCCATCTATATCAAAATGCTCGCTAAAAATTAGAGGTACAACATAATGACTATAAATGATTTAACGCCTTTTTCAGGGATAAAACCAAATAAAGACACTCAGACCATTGATGATTTTGATACAAACGTGCAAGCTTGGGTTGATTTCTCTGTGAACCTACCTGACGATATAAACACGTTTATTGACGAACTTGCAGTAGAAATTAATACGTTTTCAGCAAATATTGCCGGTGCAACTGCAAATGTGAGTATTTATGCCGCTGGGACAACGTATTCGGCTGGGAATCAAGTCCTCGATCCGAATTATAATTACAGGATGTACACCAGTCAACAGGGTTCTAACACAGGCAACACTCCGGCTGAAGATGATGGGACATATTGGAGAGAGACATTTGGTAATACCGGTGCTGATACTATAAGCTCCGCTGTTGATATCACATTAACTGCCGCTTCAAAACAAATACAAGTTATCACAATAACAGCTGCCGACAAGTTTGCGGTCCTGCCAGATGCCAGAGTTTTTCAGAAAAGCAAAGATACTTTTGTTTTTTTTAACAAAGGGGCATATAGGCTTGGCGTAAAAGACTCGTCAGGGAATTTTATTTGTTCCATTTCCGCGTATGGTCAAGGCAGAATAAGCCTTACCGATAATTCCACGGCGGCTGGAGTATGGCAGGCGTCAAGTGGTGCTGATTTGCTGATGAACCGGATTAAAACGATATGTAATAGCAATGCTACTATAGACCATCTTGATACATGTAAGCTTACAGAAACCGAAGTTTTCGTAGCATGGCAAGGGGCCGACAGTGACGGGTTTTGCGCTGTTTTGACATACTCCGGGGCATCAATTGAAGTGGCTGATATTCTAGAATTTGATACAACATATGCGAGCCAGATATCAGTATGCCGTATGTCTGACACAACCGCAATAATAGCATATGGCGATGTTGATAATGACGGGAAATGCACTGCAATAACATATGACGGCATAGACACATTAACAAGCACACATACTTACGAATTTGCAGATGCAGCTACAATATCAAAAGTATCTGTTATATCAATAAACGAAAGTGATACTACTGGCAGAATATTCGTATACTATTATCTGTCATCAACGGACCTATATTATCAAGTATTAAACTGGAACGGCTCTGTAATATCCAGTAATACTGCTGCAACTGCTGTTTCTGGTACATCATCTATTTTATATCCATCCGCGTGTTTAATATCAGGGAGCTCTTCTTCTGCCTCAATTTTAGTAGGCTATATAGAATCAAGTGCCTACTACATAAGAAAAGTAACGTGGTCTGGGACTACGCTAACCTCCACCGCAGCATTTGTTGTGAACGCAGCCGTATCTTCGTTCAACACCATTGTATCCATAGACGGAAACTATTCTGTTGCTATTTGTCTTGCAACAGATGACTATCAGAATTACAGAATTGCAATTTATTTGTTATATTTTAACGGGACGACATTTGTAAAAAAGAAGGTTGCTATTATAGATTTACCTCAACATGCTTACTTCACACCTAACTCCGCCAGGCTTATCAACACAGACACCATTTTATTTAGTTATAATGCTTATGGCTATGGCGATTGTATCCTAACTTTTAAAGTTGTTGGAGCTTCATCTTCAAAAGATTGCATTTTACAAATAGAATCAAGTATTGATATTGGTATGACATCAACATCAGGCACCTTACTATGCAACAGTGTTTTGTCGGAAAATGGAGCCATGTTGGTATACAAAGACACAGACACAACTTATTTAGCAGCGCAATATGTAGATATAGGATAACATTATGATAATTATCGTAGAAATATCGTCAAATGAAGTAGTTTTTGTTGGTAACAATTTGGCAGTAACTTCAAGCGGTCTGTCCGGTGCATCTTTTAATGCACCTTGGTGTACTCCTGATAAATTCACGGCGTATGTCGTGGATAATATCCCAGAAGACTTTTCAGGGAGATGGTATACATACAGCGGAGGGGCTTGGAGTTTAACTGCTTTTGGCTCTGATCAAAAGGCCGCAAAGGAAGCACAAGATTTATTTGATTCCATTGTACTTGATACTTTATCATCAGACACTTGGATAATTCCAGCGGACGGGATAACTCATGCAACGGTAACGTATACCGACCAAGAAACGGTTTATTTTTCAGTAAATGAAACTGTCCATGCTGTAGAGCCTGTTGATTATGTTGCTACGCTGGAGATAACTGCCGATGCCCCGGGTCCGATACGGGTAGAGGTTAAGTCCAAACAGTTGATTATAACAGCAATTGAGGTGCCACTATGAGAATAAATGTAACAACGAATCAAGTTAAAAAATTGCTTGAAGATATGGGCCGCATTGTTGTAGGCAAGATGGTCCTTGCTGACGAACTTTCTGACGATGAGCTTAACGCAGTTACTGATTTGTTTCAGCCATGGGTGGTAGGAGAAGATATCACTGAAAAAATGGTAAATAAGGGGACTTTAAGAAGATATAACGATAAGATTTACAAATGCACGTTGGCGCACGTTACACAAGCAGATTGGACCCCAGACATCACACCTAATCTATGGGTTGTTAAAACTGCCCCTGGAGTTATTCCTGAATGGACACAACCAGAATCAAACAATCCATTTAATAAAGGGGATAAAGTGACTTACAACGGAAGGCTTTATGAATCATCTATCAACAATAACGTATGGTCCCCATCTGCTTACCCGGCAGGTTGGACTGATTTGGGGGCAGCTTAATTATGACTGATCATGATTCTTTATTTGCAGAGCTTAGGAGCTTAAATGATCGCCTTTCAGGAATTGAACGGACATTATCAATGATTGCCGTTCAGGAGGAAAAGATATCTTCGTTGAAATCTCAAGTAGATGGAATGTGGAGAAAATATGATGCAGAGTTCGGTCCAAATGGATCAGTGACAGCTATTAAATTGTATCAAGCAGCCTGCCCTGCCGATTCGTTTAAAAGAAATATAGCGCAGGTGTGGGGGGCTATTGGTCTTGTAATCGCGCTTATAGGTGCTATAAAAATTTGGGGGTAAACATGAAATATGCAAGTTCTATCATGGCAATCATATTGCTCATGGGGTGCAGCTCCAAAATAGTCAGCTACGATGCGATGGGCAATAAACACATCGTAACAAAATCAACTGAAGATACTTTCCATGAGCAACAGGCGACCGCTTGGGCCGGATATTATAGCGCAATAAAAAATCCTCCGGTTATCGCCACAATTCAGCAAGTGGACGGAACTATAATAACAATCAATTCACAAGTTCCCCCACCTGCCCCGGTTATTCGTCAGCATAAAAATCAAATTATTGCTCCTGTCACGGATGTTATAAAATACGGGATTATTGGCACTGCCGCTTACAGTATAGTTCGCGGTGTTGCGGGGGCAGCAGGTGACATAAGCGTAAATAATTCAGGAGACGGCACCGCAGTTGTTGACAGGTCTGACCGTATTGCCAGTGATTCGGTTGATAAATCGTCAACAATAACTGATAAATCAGATCATTCTGCTGTGTCTGATCCGACCATTGTTAATCAGCCGGATCCAACAATCGTTACACAGCCAGAACCGACAGTTGTAACTCAACCGGAACCACAGCCGCCTATCATCATCGAAAAGGACGTTGTGCTTGTTGAACCGTATATCCCTAACGAATAAAAGGAACAATAATGGCAATTTTTGATATAGCGTTTGAAAAGACGCTTAATGCAGAGGGTGGATATCTCCTCCACACGGTGAAAGGCGACAAGGGCGGAATGACATTCGCCGGGATATCCCGGGTTCATTGGCCGGACTGGACAGGGTGGCAGTTGATTG